ATTTGAACCTATGAAGGAAAAACTACTTTGGGATGCTTGTGGAGGAATACCAGGATGTAATCATCCCCAAGGTCAGCAATGCGATTGTCCTTGTCATATTCCTGACGTCACGAAAAAGGAAGAAGCATGGAAAGATGAGCTACACCTATTTTGGTTAGGTAATAAATTAGGTGGAAGACCTCACAATGAAGAAGAATGGAAACTGTTTATTAGCTATATAATCTCTAAAGCCGTAGAGGAAGCGAGAAGAGAATAAAGACTAGAAGTTTATAAGAATCTGCTTAACGAGATAAACTTAAACGCTATTACCAACTTAACCGATGTAGCATTTTGGCTAAACGAAACTATTAATCAGATGGAAAAATATAATGAACAGAAGGATGAATAAAGAATACGAACGAATGTATTTGCTTGGCTCACAGCTAATATCGGCTCGCTGGTTATAAAAGGTTTATTAAAAGTAATTCCACAATTAGAATTAACAGCACTTGAATAATCATGCCTAAATCACAGGGACTTGAGGAGATAAAAGAAGCTCTTAATCTGATGTACGAAGAAAATGAAGGAATAGTTCCAGCTGATTGGTCTTATCAGTATATTGAAAGAGCCTATACAGCTGGTATTAACGATGCAATTAAAAAGTTAGAAGTTAAAAAAGAACAGTTAGAAGAAACTCTATATGACTTTGACGGTTACCCTCATAGCGACCAGCAAGCAGAAGAAGTTATAAAAATAATCTCTGAATCATTAAAAGAATTACTATGACCAATAAACAAATAGCAATCAAATTAAGAGAACTTGCGAACGAGTTAGACCCAACTAGCGAAACTTTACAAAAACAAGATTATTGGGAGATAAAGATTAAGGAAGGTCAGACTATAGAAGGCACTTTAGAAGAATGCAAAAAACTCTTTCCTATCTGGCGATGGACTGGCGATAACCTTGACCAAACCGTTAACTCTGAACGTACTTCCAAGAAAGCATATACAGTTAAAGTTCGAGCAAACATTGAATCAGATGAAGAGCTTAAGAATATGAGTGCTGATGATTTGAAAGAAAAAGGAATTGTCGGTATAACTTTACTTGAACGATTGCAGTTAGAAATAGATTATTTTAAGGAAACAGGTGAACATTTAGATATTCAAAATATAACCTTATGTTCTGGGTCTCGCTACTCCGATGGCGACGTGCCCGACGTCAGCTGGCACAGCTACGATTCGGCGATGTGCGTCGATTGGTACAATCCCGACCATCGGCATTCGCACCTTCGCTCGCGCGAGATTAAAGATTAGACTGCTCTCGTGATAGTGTGCTATAATGTTGGTATGAAATATATTAAAACTTCTAAAGGACATAGAGTTACTGTAAGTGATATAGACTATGATTATCTGTCATTGGTCAAATGGTATTTTGATGGTCGATATGTGAGGAATAATAAATTAGGTTTGTTGCACAGAGTAGTGTTATCTAGAGCAATTGATAGGAATATCCCCAAAGGATTTGAAACAGACCATATAAATGGTAATCCATCTGATAACCGAAGAGAAAATTTGAGACTTGCTACTATATCTGAAAATCATATGAATTCTGGTAAACGAATTGGTAAATCAGGATTCAAAGGAGTTAGAAAACAAACAGGCAGAAATAACTGGCAAGCGAATATAACATTTAATCAGAAAAAGATATTTATAGGAACGTTCTCAACTCCCCAAGCAGCTGCATTGGCTTATAATAAAAAGGCTAAGGAATTGTACGGTGAATATGCCTATCTAAATATAGTTTAACCCTTTTCCCTTGTGTCTTGTACCCTTAATAAATTCCTAGTTAGATGAGATACTTTAGGCATTCATGGGAAAGAAATAAAAAATGACAGAACAATCAAGACAACTAGCATTAGCCTATGAAAAAGACTACGAAATAATTGACGATGCGTTATACGAACCATTGGTTATTTTAAAGAACGTAAATGCATACCATGATGGTTGGTGGAACGGGAATTCTGGTAGGAAGAAAGTAGAACAACTGATAAAAGCATTCAAGAATCGTTCAAACATAAAACAAGCGTGTATGTTAGCCAGAATTTCAGTAGCACAGTATAAATACTTCTGTCAGGTTCACACCACATTTCATGCTATAAAGTCAATATTACAAGATGCCCTTACAACCGCAGTAAAACAAGCCTTTACAAGCGACCTACTGAAACCCGAAAATGCGCAAATCCGCGAGAGATATATGCTACGCCAAGAACCAGAAGTCTACGACCCGAAGAGAGGTCAACTGAATGCACCGCAAGGTGCAGCGGCACGAATAACAGCCGAAGCATTCGTAGATGACCAAGGAAATCTGTTAGTATCAAAACAGATGTCTGAATTTTTAGACGAGGACGAAGATGGAAATAGTCAAACTTAAAAAAACTGATGAACGGGTGAATGGAATATACCGCGTCTGCACGAAGTATTTCAAGATGTTCGTGCGCGAGATAATGGGACTAGATAACCAGCCATTCCATGACGAGCTAGATGATGACATAAGCCAGAAGTTTGACGAGAACTCCGCAGGGTTCAAAATGATTAAAAGGTTCTTCGCTGTTTTTACATATCCGCGCGATCACGGGAAAGCGCAAGCATTAACATCAAAGGTACTTACTCCACAAGGATGGACTACTATTGGGCGATTAAAAGTAGGAGATTACGTTATGGGTGGCGATGGAAAACCTACTAGGATTTATCATCTACACCCTATATCTGAAATGTTAATGTTTGAAGTGGAAACATACGATGGCAGAAAAACATTATGTAACCTTGAACACCTATGGGAAGTCATAACACCATCAAACAGAGGCAATAAAAGATACGTCAAAGCATTAGAAGACTTAATAGAAAACTATAAACACGAGCGCATAGACAAAAGGTCGGGTAAATCGTTTACAGAATATAGGCATTACATTCCACCAACTCCAGTTATTGAATGGACTGAAGAACGTTTGATACTCGACCCTTATTTATTAGGAGCATGGTTAGGTGATGGTACATCAGCCAGCGGATCGATAACTTCTGCCGACCCAGAGATACTTTCATACTTCCCTTGTGAAGTGCGAAAGATAAAAGCTGCATATAGATATTCCTTACTTGGTATCAGAAAATACTTAGTTCAGTTAAACATGCTTAAGAATAAGCATATTCCAAATCAATACTTAATAGGTTCAACCGAACAGCGCCTAGAATTGTTGCGTGGTTTAATGGACACAAATGGCAGTTGTCACCAAGACGGACAGATAGCTTATTTTTATAATACAAACAGAAATTTGATTGATGGTGTTATTCACCTTGTACGTTCGCTAGGTGGTAATGCAATGTGCTATCCAAAGCGTACCAAGTGCAATGATAAATGGTTTGATTCATGGGTAGTGTCGGTACGATTACCTTTCAATCCGTTCAAACTTAAGAGGAAAGCAAACAAATGGAAAGGTTGCAGTGGAGATTTTAAGAGCGCAATAATCAGTATAAAGCCTACGGAAAAAGCTCTGGCTAGGTGCATCACAGTAGAAAATCCTGATGGATTATATATTACTGATGATTTTTTAGTAACTCATAACAGTACCCACCTCTCAATTGCATATCCGTTATGGCGCATAGCTCAAGAACATAACCTCCGAATCCTTATAATCTCACGCACCACAGCGGTAGCAGAATCATTCCTATCGGCAATCGTAAGTAACATCGAGAGAAACGAAAAGTATAAAGACTGGGCAAGAAACATAGACCCGATGGGTGAGGGTGTCGTACCACGCCAGAAGATGGCGCGAAAACAGGTAGAGGATTGGTCAGGAAAGCAGATAACTATTGCACGTGAGGACCAGACACTCAAAGACCCTACAATATGCGCAACCGGATTATTCGGACAGATATTATCAAGACGTGCCGATATAGTTATATTTGACGACGTCGTTGACCAACAGAACTCTATGACCGAGTTACAAAGACAGAAAGTCATTGACTGGATAGAAACAACCGTACTGCCTGTACTCGTACCAGGGGGAACAATGCTGTACCTAGGAAATACATGGCACCAAGAGGATGTAGTCTCAAAGTTCCTAAAAGACCCACGCTTCGTAGTTCAAAAGAGATACGGAGCAATCGTGCAGGATGCAACAAACAAAGAGCTATGGGCCAAATGGGGCTCGATAATGTTAAATATCACTACACCACCAAAGGAACGATGGGAACAGGCGGAAGCTTTCTACCAAGCGAACAAGACGGACATGGATGCAGGGACTAAGGTATTGTGGCCAGAGAGGTATCCATATACGCGCCTTTATCTAGAGCGATTACTTAATCCCTACGTCTTTGCCCGTATGTACCAATGTGATCCATCTGATAGACCAGATCAGGTTATTAAGGATGTATGGATAGAAACAGCACTGAAAAAAGGTGCAAAACTAAGGTTCCAGAATATGCCGCATGAAGGAAACTACCTTATGGCGTCTGCCGCAGGAATGGACTTAGCTATCGGGCAGGAAGAGCAACACGATGATACAGCCTTGATTTATATGGACTTAGTCAATCAAGGGTATAACGGAATAGAAGATGGCGATTACATAATCAGACAGATACACCGAGGGCACTTCTCACCGCGCGAACAACGTGAGTACGCTAAAGTTGCATGGAGCAATCACGGCATGGCATCAATACGTGTGGAATCGAACAACTACCAAGCGTCGCTATCCTTTGACCTTCAAGAGGAAGGTGTACCGCTCACAGCCTACTCGACAGGCACGGAAAAATTTGACCCAGAGGTAGGTATAAACTCCTTTGCAGTGGCGATGGAAAACGGCAAGGTCGTAATCCCGTCAGACCAGACGGACCCACGAACTGTAATGCTCGCAAGCAAGCTAGCAAACGAAATGCGTGCGTTCCCAGATGGGCATACAGGCGACTCATTGATGGCGACATGGTTCGCATACTCCGAGATACGAAAGCTATTAGGTAGCAGGGCAATATTTCCGCGCACATCGCTGATGACGATAAAAGACTCACTACCACTTCAAACGCCAGAGCAAAGACAAGTCTACGAAAAAGAGATAGACATGACTATGATACGAGAGCAGGAACATGAGCGCAGTAACTTCGATAGAATGGTTGGAGTGTTCGGAAAAAAATAGAGTTATCCACTTGTTAATTAAGACTAATTAAGTTACCATTTAGATAGTTTCGCGGCATATATTTATTTGTTTGCCGACCAAAGTTCTCACCTCATGAGTTTCGGCATACGATAAAAACTCGCAACACAAATAATTAAATAAACAAAACCATGCGTTTAGGAATTGTGATACCAGTGCTTAATCAATTTGATTTATCAAGGACAGCAATAGACTTCGCAGTTAACTATTTAGATAAGCCAGCAGATGTAATAGTTTTGGATAACGGTTCAGACGAAGCATTTGAATACAAGACAAAAGTAACACCAACTCAAGTAAACGAGGATGGTGTGAATGAGCCAACGGAAGTAAAAGTAATAAGGTTAGAAAAGAACATTGGAGTTTACCCTACGTTCTGGGAAGTACTAAAGCATACCGATGCCGATGTGCTTGCTTTTTTTCATAGTGATTTAATACTAGGAGAAAAAGGTTGGGACACAAGGGTTTTAGCAGAGTTCGAAAAGAACCCAAAGTTAGGGTTGATAGGCTTCATAGGTAGTAACGAAATAGACAGTAGTGGTGGCCGTGGTGCAGGAACGACATCAAACTTCCAAGGCAACAAAATGGTAAGACATTTAGAGGACGGAACAACTAAGGAATGGAGTGGTAGTCCAGCCGAAGCACATGGACAACGAAATGCAGGATATACAAATGCCGCAGTAGTTGATGGGTGCGCGATGATATTCAGACGTGAGGTTTTAGAACAGATAGAACAGCGAATGGATTGGCCTGTCCATCACCACTATGATAGGTTGCTGTCGTGCGAGATACAGGAATTAGGCTTCGAAGTAGGAGTATTAGGTATTGGTTGTGACCATATTTCTGGGCAAACTGCCAATCAAGAAGATTCATATTCGAGGATGGCTGAACAATGGGCAAACAATAATTTAGGAGTTACGACATATCAAGACTGGGTAGATAAAAACCTAGATTGGTTCCATAATGTAAGTAATCCAAGTAGAGAAAAGATTCCTCACAATTGGGACTCGGTAATCTACATGGAATCAGAAAAGAGATTTTTAGCAGAGTATCGTGAACAAAAGAAATTCATTCCAATAAAACTATGAAGATAGCAATCGTAGTTCCCGCGCACGTAAAACCAACAGCAGAATGGATAGACGCGCTGGATGAAGAAACAAAACATAAGGCAGACGTAATCATCGTGGATGATAGTGATGGACACTTAGGTAGACTGCCAAAGGCATGGCGAGTATTCGGGTATGAACAGCAGAAGAAATTCCTAGGGCATTTGTATTATGAGTTCGATAGATACTTCCATCACGGCTCGGCATGCAGAGTGTTCGGACACATACTGGCCTATAAAGAAAAGTACGACATCGTCATTGGGTTGGATAGCGACTGCGTGGTACAAAAAGGATTTATCAGCGATCACCTAAGAGGGTTAAATAAGAAAGCAGGCGGATGGCAGAATACGATTGAAAGTACAGGATACTACGCTAGAGGATATCCTTATCACATGCGTAATTGGAAAACAGTAGCCAACATGGGACTATGGGATGAAACGCTAGACTTGAATGGTAAAGATAGGAACGAGCATGAACCAAAGGAAGTGTTAGAAACCGAAGGCACGGCCGTAGCACCTATACCATTCTCAGGAATGAACTTTGCGATAAAGCGCGAAGCAATACCAGCATTCCTGTTTATTCCAAACTTCTGCTTTGATCGTGTGTGGTTCAAAAGGATAGACGACATCTGGGGTGGATACATATTCCAAAAGCTGGCACATCTAAAACACCAAGGGATAAGTTACGGTGGCCCGGTAGTCAGGCATGTGAGCGAAGTGATACCAAAAGAGGATGAGAAAGCCGAGCAAGGGATGTACCACTTCGAAGAGCAGTTCATAAAAGCCATAGACATGATGGCGTTCATGACAAACCTATGGTACGAGGATGAAAAAGACTACGTAGCTTTATACAAACGCCTACTGGAATTCAAGGTTCATTTAATACCAGAGTTTAATAACCTAATCCCTATAATACAATGGTGGATTAAAGTATGGGAGAAATATGAATAGATTCGACATACTGCTAGTCACGTGGAATCGCCTAGACTACCTAAAGCGCACAGTAGCGTCTTTGATTGATTCAGGTGCAATAGGGCATTGCGACAGATTTATAATCGTAGATAATGCATCGACCGAAGATGGTGTCAAATATTTCCTAGACTACCTAAAGAAAAAGTACAGAGCAATAATCGTAAGCCTACCAGAAAATCACGGATGGGGCTCGGCAGTGAATGCAGGGATAGGGATATCAATGGCACCGTATATATTACTGTCGAACAATGATGTAGAATATAAGTACGATTTCCATAGAAACATGCTAAGTATATTTAATAAGGCGTTACTACTTCCACCAAATAGAGAATCAAAAGGAATAGGAATACTCGGAGCGTGGAGACATACAGCACACGGAATAGTGGAAGGTGGAGTATACAACGATGACTTCGTAGAGATGGACAACGTACCAGCGGTAGCGTGGATGTTAAGCAAGGAAGCGATGATAGAGATAGGTATGCTTCCAGAACACGGGCCATGCGATACCAAAGGTGGTAATGGTGAGGATACTGAATACGTAATGCGTATGAAAGATAAAGGGTATTTGGTCGGTGTACCCAAGATAGCATTGAACGAAGAAACATTAGCGCATCACATAGATGGGTATTAATTATGAAGATATGGCATTTATAGGAATAATACTTTGTTAGTCTGTTGGATAATATACTTTGCACCAGCGATCGTTGCTACAGTAAGACATAAGAAAAATGCTGGGGCGGTACTGGTTCTAAACTTTCTATTAGGCTGGACTGTACTCGGATGGGTCGGTGCGTTGGTGTGGGCTTGCATGAATGATTAGTCCCGATTATCAACCTGTGGTATTATTAGTGCATGAAACATGCAAATTCAGGTAGTTTTACAAAAGGACAAATACCTTGGATGAAAGGTAAACATCACTCAGAAGAATCTAAAAAGAAGTTAAGTGATGGTAGAAAAGGGAAGTTACATTGGGGATTCGGTAAACATTTTTCAGAAGAAAGAAAACGGAAGATATCAGAAGCCTTGAAAGGCAAACCTAAATCACTGAAGGTTCGCCAAGCGGTAGCAGAAGCCAATAGAAGACGTATTCTTACGGATGAACAACGTAAAAAAATGAGCGAACTTCGGAAAGGTTCTAAATCTAATTTCTGGAAAGGTGGTAAAACAGCATTAGTTGCAAGA